TGCAGCTCTTAAATATACATACGATAAAGAGACACGTTTACGCCTTGAGGCTCTTATGCTTATTGAGCAAGATCGAGGCGATGAGGCTCTAAAGAAAATAGGCGAGCTTGCAGCTTTCCAAAAAAACGCAGATATGCAGCGCCTAGCCGGCGTAGAGACAATTAGTAACGCTACTCTCGCCTCTCTTAATACTCAGCTACTTACAGAGCTTAAGGTTATCAACACTAGCAAGATGGCCGAGGGCGATAAAGAGCTTGCACGCGAGGAGGCGTTTAAGAAATATAACGCTGCGATAACGGCTGCAGGTAGCCTATCCGCTAAAGAATCTTATAACGAGCGCGTACAGATCCAACTAACCGAGATTGCTCGCCTTGCAGCTTTAAGTAAAACTACAAGTGCTACTAATACGGCTAACCTGCTCCTCGAGTCTGCCGAGCTTTCTATGATTGACCGAGTAGCTAAAGCTCAAGCCGAGGCCGATGCCGCACGTCTAAAGGCTCTTGGCGATTATGCAAAAGCTCTAAACGGGATTGGCACTGGCCTAGATTTTGGCGGTAATAAACTCGGTACCCCGGTTCCTAATTTTGTACCGCCTGATTGGGTTAAAGATATTTCCAATATGGGCAGGACGGCGAGCGACGGCTCTATGTCTTTTTTTGATCCGGCACGAGTCGGTATGACCTCAGGCGGTGCAGCTGCCGGTAGCCAAAACACAAATATAACAATTAACGCCGGTATAGGTGATCCCGAGGCTATCGCTCGAGCAGTCGAGGATATTCTTAATCAGTCCACATATAGAGGCACCTCGGTAAATCGAGGAGCAGGTAACTACTATGAGTAATTGGCTCCCTGAGTGGAAAATAATCGTAGGCACGACGGTTTACGATAACGTGCTATCCGTCAATATGGCTACGGGCCGCGATGATATCGACCTACAATGCAACGCAGGCTACGCACGTATGGAAATTATTAACCTAGATAACTCACCTTTTGATATTGACGTTACCGATGCCCTTACCCTCGAGCTTAAGAATAGCGCCGGGGTTTACGTACCCGTTTTTGGCGGTGAGGTCTCCGATTTTGGTATCTCGGTAAGATCGCCTGAGGAGATCGGGTTTATAACGATCGGTAATATATTGGCCGTAGGATCTCTAGCCAAACTAACTAAAGCCCTATTCCCCGATGCCTTGGCCAAGGATGAGGACGGCAACCAGATTTACGACATACTTAACGAGCTGCTAATTAACTCGTGGTTTGAGGTAGCACCGGCTTTACAGTGGTTTAACTATGATCCTACGACTACGTGGGCTAATGCAGAAAACGTAGGGCTAGGTGAGATAGATCAGCCCGGGCTATACGAGATGATATCTCGAACGGCTGAGCCGGCAAGCAGCTATAACCTCTGCGCTCAGATAGCACAAAGCGCACAAGGGCAGATATACGAGGATAAGGCCGGCCGAGTTTGCTACGCAGATACGGACCATCGTACCGCCTACTTATCTACTTACGGCTATACGACTATCTCGGCTAATTACGCTAACCCGTCTACGGTTAAGACGATCTTACAGATAGGCAAGATACGTAACTCTTTAGTATTTAACTACGGTAATAACTACAATAGCCAAGCTACGGCCCTCGATGCCACCTCGATCGCTAACTACGGTCGCTATCAGCGCAGCGTTACGACTAACCTCCATAACCTAGCCGATGTAAATACCCTTATGGATCGAGAGTTAGGGCTCCGAGCGATACCTCGAGAGCAGCTACAGAGTATTACCTTTAGGCTAGATAACTCAGAGCTGCCCGATGCCGAGCGAGATAAGCTGATAGATGCGTTTTTTGGCGAGCCGATAATAATTAACGATCTACCTATCAGTATGTTTAACGGCTCTTTTAATGGTTTTGTAGAGGGGTTTGCTATTAAGGCTACTCCGGGTTATGTCGATCTAACCCTTACTCTCAGCCCTACAGATTTCTCACTGGTCGCGCCACAGTGGGCAACAGTTAGCCCGGGATCCCTAATATGGACTGGGGTAAATGCTACTCTTATCTGGCAAAATGCTTTCGGAGGTTTAACGTAATGGCAACTACTACACCTAATTTTGGATGGCCGGTACCTACGTCTACCGATCTAGTTAAAGATGGCGCTACCGCTATCGAGGCTCTCGGTGACTCTATAGATGCCTCGCTACTTGATCTTAAAGGCGGCACCAGCGGCCAAGTATTAAGCAAAAACTCAAATACAGATATGGACTTTACTTGGGTCACCTCCGACGATGCTAACGCTATACAAAATACGATAGTCGATGCTAAAGGTGATCTCATTGCGGCAACGGCAGCCGATACACCGGCTCGCCTTGCAGTCGGTACAAACGGTTACGTATTGACTGCAGACTCAACGGCTGCAACTGGTCTTAAATGGGCGGCGGCTGCAGGCGGCGGTAAAGTTTTACAGGTAGTTTTTGCAACTACTTCGACAAGCACTGCGGTAGCTAGTGTAACTCCAACCGACACCACATTGACCGCGACAATTACTCCATCTGCTGCAACTAGCAAAATTCTGGTTATTTATAGTCAGTCAATGAATACAGAAAGGGGTATTTATGCTTGCGGAGGATTGCTCAGATTATTGCGTGGTGCAACATCTATACAAGATTTAGGTGTCGTACAGGGCATCAACGTAGGCAGCGGTAGTTTTGTTGCACTTGACGGAATTTTTACCTCAAGTTATCTTGACTCACCATCAACAACTAGCGCAACCACCTATAAAACGCAAATAAGTGTAAACACTACGGCGAATAGCCAAGTAGCGACTGCTCAACAAAGCAGCCGTCCATCCTCAATTACACTTATAGAGATTGGAGCTTAATTATGGCAACAGGAGCAGACGTACTTTTAATGCTTATTCCAAACGGCGGCTGGGCTATCACTGGTGATAAGTATGAAGATATTAAATTTATCGAAGCAGAGCCAATTACTAAAGCAGAGTTTGAGGCAGGTTTTGCTACAGTAGATGCGTACAAAGCTGAGAAAAAAGCAAAAGCCGAGGCTGATAAAGCCGCACTATTAGAGCGCCTCGGTATTACTGCCGATGAAGCGGCTCTATTACTCTCGTAATGCTAAAGAGCTATAACGGCTACCCGGCCTCTAAGGATCCGGAGGAAATTAGAATTACGTCATACCCGGTAAAGGGTACGAGCCGTAAGCTGAGGTGCGCTGAAAGCGTGGGCCCGCTTTTGGCGGCCTTTGCGGCTGAGTTTCACGAGCTGATTGAGCCGATAGACGAGGGTACATACGATGACTGGGGCTACGCTTTTAGGATGGTGCGCGGATCTACTGACCGTTTAAGCTGCCACTCATCCGGTACGGCTATCGACCTTAACGCGACTAAACATCCTCTCGGTAAGGCCGGTACCTTTCCGGCTGAGAAAGTGCCGATGATCCGGGCATTAGCTAAAAAATATGGCCTCAAGTGGGGCGGCGATTTTAAGAGCAGGCCGGACGATATGCACTTTGAGGTGGAAATATCACCCGTCAAGGCTAAAGCCTTAATAGCTACTTTAGGTTTATAGTTAGACACACCTTAAGGGCACGAAAGGTAGACCAATGAAAGAGCAGTTAATCTCAGCCGGTAAATCATATGCAAGAGCAGCTCTAGCAAGTGCGGCGGCGCTCTATATGTCAGGTATTACAGACCCTAAAGTACTAGCTAATGCGTTTATCGCTGGCTTAGTAGGACCTCTACTTAAAGCCTTGCAGCCAAGCGAAAAGCAGTACGGTTTAGGCTCTAAGTAATGCGGGCCCTGATAGGGGCAATCTTGGGGAGTTTGCTCCTATCGGGGTGCGGTTACGATGGTTGGGTAAGGTATGAGTGCCAAGAGTACGAGAATTGGGAAAAGCCTCAGTGCGTTAAGCCGCAGTGTGAGGTTACCGGCACCTGCACCGAGGACCTTATTAAACAAAATGAGTAACGATAGAAAACGCTTAGCGCCTGAGGATATACACGCTCGCCTAATCTTTCTTATAGGTGCCGTACTGGCCTTAACCTTTTTTGTAATTACTGCCGGGGCCGTTTATGCGCTTGTCTTTGTTACTCAGCCAGTAGGGGCTCAAGCTCCTAACGATCGAGATTTTATTCAGCTCTTACAGACTCTAGCCATATTCTTAACTGGTGCTCTAGGCGGCGTACTAGCCGGTAATGGGCTTAAATCTAAAGGTAAAGATCCCGTAAAAACCGACACGCCTACTTAGATCCTTGCCATATGTCGGAGGGTGGGCTCATACTGATACTACACACGCCGAGAGGGCTACTCGGGTAGTAGCCTAATCGGCCTTAACAAAGGGCGATATATGAACAGTGCAGACTTTTTACTAGTGTTTGCGGTAACGGCAATAATGGCAGCGTTTATCAAAGCTGCACATACCATAGGATACCGAGACGGCCATAGCGAGGGTTACTTACGCGGTCGAGCGATAGCGCAGGCTCTTAGAGATAAGGGCGCGGTACGATAATGGGCTTTTTAGATAACTACGAGGACGTTAATAGTAGGATCAAACGCTTTAGGAGTGAGTTCCCTAGTGGTCGCCTAATCGCCTTTATCGAGGAGATAGATTTAGATAAGGGCATAATCCTTGTAAGAGCTGAGGCTTATCGTGAGTATGAGGATGCAGTACCTAGCGCAGTAGATTACGCGTTTGGCAACGTAGCGACACTCCCTGCAAATATGCGTAAATGGTTTATCGAGGACTGCATCACTAGCGCCTACGGTAGAGTGATCGGCCTACTTACACCGAGTGAGGGGGGTAGACCTACTGCACAAGATATGCAAAAGGTAGAGACTGCACACGTCGAGGCTGATCCTTGGGCTACTAATGCAGCTAGTGAGGGTATACCTACTATGGCCACCGCTATAGCTGAGATCCAACAAGGGCTAGGCGGTGAGTTACCTGCTGAGCCTCCTCGATGCGTACACGGTACGAGAGTATGGGCTGAGGGCAAAAGCGCTAAGACCGGTAATAAATGGGCCGCTTGGCGATGCACTCAGAATAACAAAAACACTCAGTGCGACCCTATATGGCAAGTAGTAGGCAGTGACGGTAAATGGAAAAATCAACAATGACCGAGCAGTCTCTATTTGACTATATCAAGGCTACATACCTTGAGGATTTAGAGAAATCAGAGCACACCTACGAGTACATAGATGCAACGAGTAAGGGCTATAGGCTCACTATTGAGCTTAAATGCCGGCATACTCACTATGACGAGCTCATACTCGAAAAGGATAAGTACGAGTCTCTTATGGATCGAGCTAATGATCTCGGCTATACGCCGTTTTATATTAACTCAACGCCTCAAGGCATATACGCGTTTAACCTACGCAAAATAACGGTTACTTTTACTACTAAGCGCTTACCATCGAGCACCGTAGATCACGGGCCAGTGATAGATAAACAGATAGCGCTTTTACATATAGATAAGGCGGTTAAATTATAATGGCAAGGTTAAAAATGGATTATGAACTGCAACGGTATGGATCAGAAAAAGTATTTAATTGCCCTTATCGTCAGCGCGCAAAAGCCGATGGTTGCTATCATACAATTTATCGCGCTTACAGGCACCTAGATAAAGCTACTTATATTAAAACTATCTATAAATGCCAATTAACAAAACCGTATTTAATAAGTTTTATAAATATAAAAAAGGTCGATAGACCTTTTCTGCGTGGATTAAAGCAACTCGATAATTGGGTGGAGGTCCAATAATGGGAGAAATGACGTTTATTAAAAACGGTATAGCTACGACGATCCACGATAACGGCGACGTTAGTAGCGCACCGGCTGAGTTATGCGATGGATGCAACGAGCTTAAATCGGGCGATTTTGGCTTTAAGGTCATAGACATATCAGGCACCGTAATCTTGTGGTTATGCGAGGAGTGCCGAGTATGACTACCTATAAGTATGAGTGCAGGCCGTGTAAAAAGGTCACCGATCAGATCGAGCGCATAATCACAGATAACCTACCGCCATATGTTAAAACCCTGCAATGTACTAAGTGTGGGGTTATAGGGGTATGTATGGTCGAGGACTCAGATGAATAAAGATGAAATCCTCAGGGCTCATAATAAAGAGCTATTCGAGCATCGGACTAAAGAATTAGCCGAGCTTTTGGAAGTACCGGAGAAGTATGCAGCTGGTTGGATAGTGTGCGATATTGTGATGAAATATATGGGGATAACCTTTGATGAGCCAGAATAGTTATCCACAGGAGTTATCCACAGGCAGGGTAAAGGTGTGGAGGACACGCTCTAAGTACGCTCAACTTATCCACATACTCGCCGGTAACTTGACTCATAGGCTACGCTCCATACTCGCAGGCGAGCCGCTGAGGCGGATAGCTCGCAGGCGTAGTCTGGTGCTATTGGCCGGTCTATTGGTATTTGGCAATAGCCCTCAAGCGATAGCGGTAAGTACTGCAAGAGATGTTAATAACTACAAACTTTATGCACATATAAAGCTACATAATGCTAATGAGTATCACTGCTTAGTATTGCTATGGGATAAAGAAAGTAGATGGGATCCTCGAGCAGATAACCCTAAGAGCACTGCATACGGGATACCTCAGCTACTTAAGCTTAAGGCTAAGGATCCATACATTCAGATAGATTTAGGACTTAAGTACATAACACATAGGTATAAGACACCGTGTAAAGCGTGGTCATTCCATAAGCGGAATGGTCATTACTAATGGTCAGAGGTAGACAAGATCCAAGGGTAAGTAATGCCTATAAAAAGCAAAGGCTTATAGTCCTAGCTCGAGACGGTTACGTGTGCGTATATTGTGGGCAAGATGCTAATACGGTAGATCACGTACAAAGCATCAAATCCGGGGGCGATCCAATTAGTTTGGACAATATGGTGGCGTGTTGCGCTCGTTGCAATAGCTCTAAAGGATCACGCTCACAAGGCGTTTTTTTAGTACGCGATTCTAC